ACCATATGCAGGTGCAATATACTCTACTGAGCGAACATGAATATCATCAGCAGACCCAATTGGGAATTTAAAGATTACTTCCTGATTGTAAACGGTATAGTCTTCATATGGAATTTGAAGTCTGCCATTCTTATTAATAATTAGACCAATCTCTGAAGTTGGTGTATAATTTTGAGTATTTAATCTAAGTGGATATGACTTAGTGCCCTGCCATTCTTGCCAAGGAATAGAATCAGTTGTAATGATTTCTTGGTCAGCATATCCAATCAGATAAGTGATTTGAGTAAACTCTGAGTCATCGGCGCCCGTACGTGCTCTTGGAGGAGTTGTAAATCTAATCTCATCACCTTCCAGGAAATAATCAACACCTGGAATCTTCATCTCGTTATATACGATAACAATAAGATGCTCAGGTGAAGGTGGTGCTACTGGAGTACCCAGGAAGGAGAGTGGAAACTTATTTCTTACGCCATTAAACAGTGGAAACGGATTTTCCAACAGTTGCTTTTTCTTGTTAAATTGCGAAAAAGATACACCAGGGGTGATAATTGCGTCAGGACCACGAGTAACCGACTCATAGTAAATGACTTCATTATCGATCATGATGGAACCATCTGTTGGTTGGAATCCATCAATACTTTCAATCTCAATTTTGGTGTCATAGACACCAATATTCGTCAACAGTTTAGTATCGTTTGATAGACTATTGGAATCATAGTTGTCAAGATCCAGATAATTCAGAAGATTGTTTAGAATATCATAAGGTCTGCCAGTTTTCTCTTGAGACTTGTAGTACTCAAAAAGAAAATTGACAAACTGTCTGTCTTCCTCACGAATGAATTCTGGGAGTTGAAATTCAACTCTGTCCGAGACTGCGATATTCTTTTGCATCTATCTTATCTGTATTATCAGAAACAGGACGTTGAAACGGGATATGTGAAGGTATCCGTTGGGTAGTCAATGATATTTATACCCGACACGTTACCAAAATTCCATCCACCAAAGTTGTTTGGATCGAAGGTGGGGATTGGGATGTCGTTGATTGTGTAATCAATCGGATTAACACTTGGATTGAAAATTGTTGGGTCAACCCCAGGTGGTATGTTAATAGATCCACCATATGGAACAACCTGAATTGGCAGTCTTTCGGAGTCGTCTGGGGTGCCTTCAATTGCCAAAGGACCAACACAGACTTGACCAGTATTGTAATCAACACTACCGACAGAAGGATTAAGAATTAACTCCTTCTCGTTTCTCTTTGTCACAAGCAAAAGATTTCCTCTGCCATCATCTCTAATAGTTACTGGCACCAAGGCTTGATTGGATTGATTTGTTGAAAATACTTGAGTAGTAATTTGTCCAGCAGTTGTGCCGTCTTGTAGTTGCAGATTTACTACTTCTTCGGAATATCCAGTAGCATAAAATGTGCCTGACTTAACAACGGAAAAATTTGGAGCACATGGGTCTCCATTACCAGTGCCAGATCCAGCAAAATCTGATGGATTATAAAATGGGTTACCAAAATCTAAACATTGAGTGAATACATTTCCAAAGGTAAATTGGTCAAGATTTTGACCAAGAGTCAGTTGAGTAACGCTACCACTAATTGAGGTATCACTATTGTCTAACATTGCAGCAAATTTAGACCCATCAATTCTTCCACCAAATTTGTCTGAAGAATTTGTCTTATTATATTGATCAATACTCTGAAGTAACTTAGTGCCCAATTGGGACCCACTTAAAGCAGTCTGGTTGCCATTGTAATAGACATATGACTTGGGAATGACATAGTATGTCATTGGGTCAATAATTACAGGCTCAATAGATGCTACGGTATAACGCTTCAAGTCATTTTTGATTTTGACCTTTGTGGTGGCATTTAGTTTTGTGCCCGTTTTGGGACGAATTGCGATGTAGACCTTGCCGTATACTGGTGGCACCAGTTTCTCGCCCCCATAAGCGGTCACAGACGCCGCTTGTGGATAGATTTCACTAACGATGTGCTCGTAATCTGCTTCCGTAACTGCTCTATTCTGAGTTGCGTATGCTCTTGGTGCTCTAAACTTGATTGACAATCCAGTTTCTCTATCTTCACCTTGCTGAGCAGGGTCGATTGTCATTAAAGTAATACCAGCAGGGGGCACCACACGTCCATCGCTATCAACAATATTGCCGATATATGCAAAGTTGGAAGAACCATTTGCTTCAGCACCATATGTCGTAACATAACTGATGTTGATATACTCACCATCAATCAATTTACGACCAATGATACCATCTCCAAAAATCAGTCTATATCTCAGGTCATCAGTTTCCTCTAAAAAGTAAACTCTGGACGTAGAATCCAATTCGGTTACGTTTTTGTTGAGGCTGTATGTGTCAACTTCGGTTGATTGTGCATTTGGCGAGATATCAACATAGATTAATTGAGTATCGACATTTTCCTGGGGAATGAGAAAGTCTTGTTTCTGGGTGTAATCGACCGTATAGTTGTAATTGAGAAGATTTCCTTGGTAAATCAAGATTTTGTCAAAAGTTGCCACACCAGTTGACTTATCAACAGGCACTTGCACGTCTCTGGTCAGGCAGAATGTATAATTATCGTTTGCATTCTCTGCAATAAAGACATCGCCCTTCTTAAGAGTTGCATATTCTGGGTATGAAACATTATCAAGACCAATTGTAGTCTGAGCTGTCAGTGAAACGCAGGCAACTGCTGCCTTAATTGACCTTGGAGTATAGTTTAACTGTTTTGCTACCTTTACGATGTTGTCTCTAATCGTAGCAGTTTCCAAAAATGACTCATTTAACGCCATGTTTGCGTTAAACGCCGTGTAATAGGTGTTATATGCTAGGATATCAAGCAGATACGAAGCACTACTACCATCAAAATCGTAATCTGTGAATTCTTTACGAGTTCTGAGGTATGATCTGATAGACTCTTTAATCTCAAAGAAGTCTAGAGATGTTAATTGTGAAGGAATTGCTGACATTTTAGGTCTTCTCTAGCAAGAATGCGACTGTTTGGACAAGTGTTTGACCGACGATTGTATAATCTATGGAAACTTGGATACCGTTTATGTCAGAATCGTCTTGCACATCCACAGAATCGACATTGATTCGTGGTTCTAATCGTGATATAGTATTTCTAATTTCACTTTCAAGAGAGTCTTTAGTAAAAACGTCCCACTGCTCAAACAAAAGCCATTTTACTTTGGATCCAACATTCTCTTGAAAGGGTCTTTCCCCAAACATAGTGAGGACAAGATTTCTTACAGACTGCTTTATAGCATTTTCATTCTTAACTACGCCAAAATCGCCAGTAGAGGGATTGGGATTAAACGAAATCGCTAAATCCTTGAATCCTCTACTGACGTATTTTTCAGATCTGAATCTGTAAGATGCCATTTACATCCACTCTACATAGTCGTCAAACCCATTTTTACCACCACACCATTTAGAAGAGCGATCGACGGGTGGATCGCTACGACGCTTTCGCGCCATTTTGAGATATTTATCACTTCTAGGGTCGGTAATAAGGGTCATTCCCGACTGCACAAACTCATAACCTTGATCTACGGGTGAATTTGCCATCTGTCTCTCCATATAGGGTCAACAGAACTTTTTGAGAGGTTGCTATCTCTATATTATTTAGAGATTCATGGTCAACTGGTTTACTCCTAAGTCATAATCAGGAGGATGAGACTTCAAAAATTCTCTAAATGTCATCTTCATTTCACGTTTTGTCATTCCACAGTGATATGCAGCATGAGGCAAATTCATTGTGGCACGAAAAAGTGCCCAAGTTGCCTCATCTACAAGTTCTGGCGTCGTCTCAACCTTGACCACGATACCTCTTTTTGCGTCCATTGCGGGAACTTGCACCAAGATGGGTGTTTTGTGAGCGACCTTGGCGCGTCTTTTTGGGTTTGCCTGGGGTATAACCAGACTTAACAAGACCAACTTTTGCTTTTACTGCCATAATTTCCTCAGAAACCTCATGTAGTATAGCATATCTAGGTCATGACGCAAGCACTGTTGGGTGTCCCCACGCAACAACTGATGAGCAAGGATAAGAAAATCCAGGAAAACCGACCCCTAGTGGGTCTAAAATGCGAGCAATCGGTCTCTTGAGAGCGAAAACTGTCAAAGTTGTTGTCATAACTACCCTAATATGTCCAATTCCACCATTGTCTTCGGCAGTTAAGACACTACAGGGGATGGGCGTTGGGATAGCACAGATACCTTTTCCACACGGACAGAGATAAATTACGATATTTGTGCAAGTTGATATGTGATAAATGAACGAATCTCCCAAAAGCATGATGGGAATGAAGTTTACCAGCACTGTTGCACGCTCTGGAGTTACTGGAAAAATTGGAATTAGTGGAAAAGGTGGCCACCAACATGTAAAATTCTTAATCCAAATGGTGTAAGGCACTGGAGGAGTGCCACAAGCCTGCACTGAATGGATGGCAGACGGCAAACAAAGACCATGACCTGAGCATGGGAGACCATTTAAAGACGCAACAGGTTTTAAAAGACCATATGCCATTACGCTAAATCTCCAATTTCGTTTCCTTGGATGAATGGATTGTCCGTATCACTGCATTCATCAAAATATGGGTTGCCAAAATTACGCAACATTCTGGATAATTGCGTAATACTTCCAGACAAGAAGTTTCTTACAGTCATATTTCCTTCATATGGTCCCATCATCATCACTTTTCTGCTTGCCCATTTAGAATCTGTATACACTCTCTGTGGATCAACTGCAATAGATGCATCATTTACATTATCTAGTCCTACATTTGGAGGAGTTACTGCTGGTGTGAGGAAAGTAAATAGACTTCCGCCCGCACATTGCGAGCAAAATGGATTTACTGTACCAGTTGGACCTGGACCTGTAATTTCCCAGAATCTTAATCCTGGAAGAGGATTCCCTTGATTATCCCATCCGCAATAAACATCAAGGCAACCACCTGGATTGCCAGATCCTCTTACAAATTTATCCCAGCAATTATGATTAGGCACATTTGTACTTCCTGGATTTGGGGTGCAATCTACAGTAAATGCAGTATATGTTTCGGAATCTGATGTTGTAGTAGTGGTAGTCTGTCCTGTTTGTGGGTCAGTAGTTGTTGTAGACCCAGTTTGCCAACTAACAGATGCTGCAGTTAAACCACCTCCAGTCAGATTATTTCCCAACCACAACTTGAATTGCTCGTATTCTGTAAATCCATTTCTATTGTAATCATAAGTATTCTCATCTAAACCAACAGGCACAAAAATAATATCACTAGAATTTGATGGGTCTCTATAACATCTACCAGGAACACTACCTTGCCTGCAACTCCATGTTCTATAACCTCCACTAACTTTGCGTTTTTCAGTTAATTTGGGTTTTGTAAAGGTGTCAAGATAATTCATAAATGCAGCACCTTGAGTGCCAGTCGTGCTACCCTCAAATTCTAAAGAAACTGTAAACGATGCTTCAATTTCCTTTGAGGCACAATACTTGAAGGGCATGAATCCAAATGCTTTTTGCTTACCATCTGAGCCAATATCAAGATATGCACATGGCACATCAAACCAACGTTGCACATTATATAATTTGGGTTGTGCCATATCAAAGCATTTATCACCACCCCAAGGTCCATATAATCCTTTAGTTGAAGTTGCAGTATATTCGTCATGCTTAATTACTCCATCATATATCCCACTCATGACTTTTCTATCAAACTCTGCAAATCCACTATTTGCAAATAGATACTTGAAGTTTTCTTCATCTGGTAAAGATGAAATTACACCTCCCGTATATCCATCAATGTTAATGCATGTGGATGGAAGATTCTGACAGAATCTAGTTTTGTCATCACCAATGTCTGCCATACGAATATAACTGTCTGGCACAGAGACTTGACCACCAATATTGCCTTGAATAACATCAAATGCTTGCTGCACAATATTCTTCATACTATCAGCAGATTTGCCTTCAATGTTTCTAAACATACTCTGAAGATTGGATGATTGTGGAGCCATATCGCCAGGGTCTTCTCCCTTATAATCAAATGTATCTGGGTCGGTAATGAATACAGTTGGCATTTCGTCTTGACGATATCCTGCCCCACCATCAACAACACGAATTGACATAATCACACCCTCATCATTTAATTCAGCAACTTCTAGTTTTGCTGGGCGAATTTCAAACTGGTCTCCGTCTTTATCCTTGGGAAACTTGATTCTCTTATCATGAATGCCCTGTACCTTTACAGCATCACGAATGGGATGCTCCATAGCACCATCAACTTCTGGTGTTGGAAGTGCATCCAATGCATTCTTTGCACCACCTAATGCACCTTCTTGTGTTTTTGCAAGGTCAGTTGCAGACCAACTATCTACAACACGAGGAGAAATTGCAGTAACTTTTGGTTTTTTATATCCACGTCCGCCGTTAATCACATTCACATGCACAATTGCGCCATTACTATTCACAACTGCTTCCGCCTTTGCGGTATCTAATGTGCGAGATGGAATTAAATGCTGTGGATTAATCTCAACTTTATAGTATGAAATCTTTTTGGGAAATTCATATACACCAGCAAATGCTGCTTTATTACCAATACCGTATCCTGCGAGTACTTCAATAGTGCCACCATCCGTAGAAGTAAACTGCTGCAGATAGGTAAACTCTCCACCAGTGCCTGTAAGGTCCATTGTGCCGCACTTTAATTCATCTCCATAGTAAAGGACCTTAGCAATATCCCAACCGTTGATGGTATCTCCTTTATTGAAGTCGCCGTTGCGGGTGATATACCTAAACAAAATACGAGGACTATCGGTGTCAATAGTCACAAAGGCTTCATTCACACCCTGAGTTGATACATCGCTAATCGTAATTCTGGTGCGAGTTGTCTCCCAAGAATCTTGGCGAATCTGATAGAAGTGTGAATAGTGAGCATAGTTGGGAATACAACATGGCACAGTTCCCTGCCCACTTGGATCTGGACATGTTGCATTTGGGCAACACGGAATATCATTCAGTTTGTATTGAATGCCAAAGAGGGGTCCATTCCAAGGATATGAAGTATCATACAGATAATAAAGAAACTGAGAATCATACGAATCCTCAAATCCAAGATAGCGTGGCACTGCACCTTTAATGCTACCATTCAATCCATACAACCATTCAAAGTTTGCATTTTCAGAAATAACAGCAGCGTTGTCTGGATTGCCAAAACCAATAACGCCAGGAGTTTGACTACTGATGCGATACGATGAATATGAGAATGGACCTGTTGGTTGGAATTGATACCAACCAGATTTATCAATACACTGACCAGTAGGACCAATCTTACCCACGTCTATAACCCTCTTACGAGGGGCGTCAGGAGCATCATTTTTAAACAGATAGCAGAGAATACCCTGATATGCATATTCTCCCCTCATTGCCTTCTTAGGAGCAATGGGACCACCCGACAGATTCACTTCCTTTGATGGATCTACTGTATAGAAATCATCAATATCTTCACCATACTGTGCACTATATGATCCATAACGATAATGATATAAAGGTGTTACAGTTGTCCCATACTGTTGCGCTGCAGCAGATGAAGTAAACACATAACCAAGTGTCTCAACTTCCAAATATTGATTTCTTCCACACCCAACAGAAGGTGGGGTTGCATTTCCTACAGTCAAAACTGTATTATCTGGCCAATAGGAAAACCATGCCTTCAATGGCACTGACCCATCTACCTGGCGGTCCATTACATAAAAGACACCTTTACCACTGCGAGGTTCTTTATTGTATCCAGACGCCGCTTTTTTCCAATCCTCATTTTCGCAACCCATATCCACCTTACGGATTTCGGGCTCCGAAGTATATTTGTGGTCTCTCTTTGACCCACGATACCAACGATAGACCGCCTTGCGAGTATTACCACAATTTGCGACGCACACTGGATCTTGGTCACCAATATAATGAATTGAGTCTACACCTAGTGGCATAGACCCAGGACCTGCGCCCTCAAAAGTAATTTGATAATTAGTGCCAGTCCCCACTTCTGGTGCTGATGAGTGGGACCTATACTTACCCGATGCTGGACGCTTAAATGTAGTCTTATACCCTTGACCGTCAATCGGATTCGGATAACCCCTACCAGTCTCTAACAAATACGCGGGCATTATACAGAAAAGTTATTCGATGAATTATTTAGACTCTAATTTAGAATAGATGTCATCGAATAACTCTTTGATATTACTGTAGTCTTCATTTCCTGGAATGCGATATTGAATCATGTCAGCACCAGGAGGAGGAAGTTTTTGCACAATCGCTTCAAGGTTACTAATTCGATTCGCAAGATTCGTAATCGCCTCAGCAAGTTTACCTACACACCATGAAGTGTATTCCTCTGGTGTTTTGAATTGGGGAGTTTCTGAAGACTCATCCCTGTCATAACTGTTATTCATGTTAACGCGGTTTTTACGATTTTTTTACTCTTCAACCTTTTTGAGAATAATCGACCCATCGATTTCCTCAGACCACTCCAAGTTAGTCCCTTCTACCCATCCAGTCTCTTCAAGCAACTCCTCAGGCAAAGTGATGTAACACTCACCTGTGTGCTCATCCTCTTGGACATCTAAAACATATCTTTTCATATCCATGTTGTCTATAACCCTTTATATAGACTTCTTGCGAATTGCACCAACACAGGACATTCCCCAGAGTGCTGATGCTTTATCCTTAAGGTCTGCTAATTGAGAAACATCATCATATGGGTGGTGAAGCATAAACCCATTTCCAAGATAAATTCCACCATGGTTGGGTGCTCTTCCTGCTGGTGCAGAATAACTTCCTCCCAAAGGATTGGTATACAGTCTAAAGACTAATACATCTTCAAACTGAAGAGGAGTGTAGTCTAATTCATCTCCCCATTCTTTTTTATATGCCCATTCTGCTCCAGATTCTTCAATTGCATCATCTCGAAACAAAATGATTCCACGACTGTTAAAGTCAATCAAGTCCTGCCCGTAGACATACTTCCAATACTTACGAATAATTTCATAACATCCATAGATGCGTTTCCCCTCCCATGGAAGACCTAGTAAGTCTTTCCATTGCTCACTAAGTGCTAACCATTCTTCTTCACGAGAATTACTCATCATCACTTGTCTTTCCTAGTTACTTTGGTTACAAGCGCCTTGTAGGCGATTCTAAGCGTCTCTGAGAGAGTTATCGTAATGTATTCGATTTGCTCTGAGACTGTTGTGTGGACCCTTGGAGGGTTTTTGTATCCTGGAAAATTTTTTTCAGAAGGGGGGACCCGCAGTTTCATTTCGATATAAGTCGAGGGCGTTGGGATACTGTTGTAGGTTAGCGATAGGGAAGTTTTTTATATACCCGACCCAGGGTATAACAAATAGGGGACAAATACACTGTCCCCAGTGTCATCAACTGCTGCCTACATGCACATCATAGCACATACCCTCAGCGATGCAATAGTCACAGAATTGTTGATACTGTGTGAGTGAATCATCGAGGTCTAAGTCTATCAACTGCTGTGCTAGTTGGACTTGCTCATCGGGTGGAAGTTGCCCCTCATCGTATAGATCTAGGAGTGCTTCCAATGATGTAGGAATGTGAGTCATTTGGTGCTGTAACTGTTAGCGTCTGTGAGTGCTTGTTGAGAAGAACTGAATGGACCATTCTTAGGGCAACCGTCGTAATCATATGCCCAGAAGTAACGCTTACTCTTCTCCCATAGTTTGATATTGACTGGGGGATTTGTTTGCAGTTGGATAGTCTTACTCATGACCAGTCTCCTCTAACATCGTGGGCAAATTCGGGCATGGTGGCATCATCGTAGAGGTCAGAATCGTCTTCGGATTGTTCTGAGAGAAACTCTTCAATCCAATCGCCTTCGATGTCATTGGCAAAGTGGGCAAAGGTGTCATTCATGCGTCGTAATCCTCCTGGGCAAAGTTGTCAAACTGTCGGGCAGGTGGGTTATACTTACCTGTGGAAAAGTCTTGGGCATCGTAGTCATAATTGGTCTGGCGTTTGCTGCCATTAAACTGACGCTTTTCCCTGATACTTTTCGGGCGTCGAGAGTTATGCAGGTCGTTGCGTTTGTAAGTCCTTCCCATTGATTTGTGAGTGTTTGCTTAGTGATTATAGGGGCAACAGTGAGCATCTGTCAAGTCTTGCAAAATTGCGTTTCATGTGTTACGCTCTTAGACTGCAATAAGAATCGAGATTGTATCAAGATTAGTCTCACACATATCTCACTGAGTTATATTTATTTTAACATTTAAAAGTTTTCCACAGGTTGCGGA